CGATGTCGTTCGGGCTTGGTGTCGCCGTGCAGCAGAGCCGATAGCGCGTATTCTTGAACGTGTCGATGAGTTTCGTGCGCGTTTTCCCGTCAAAAGCCTTCAGGATGCTCGATTCGTCCAAGACTACGGCTTCAAAGTCATCGGCGTCGAAATCGTCTAACCGTTCGTAGTTAGTAATAGTCAGTTTTGTCGTCGATTCTGACCGATTTCGAGCGTAGGCCATCTCGATGCCGAGTTTCGCGGCTTCACCGACCGTCTGCTCGGCTACGCAGAGCGGGGCTAGGAACAAGGTGCGCTTATTCAGCGCGTGCGCCCACGCAATCTGCATGAAGGACTTGCCGAGGCCGCAATCCGCGAAGATCGCCGCGCGTCCCTTCCGGAGTGCCCATTTCACCAACGCTAGTTGGAACGGATACAACTGCTGCGGCAGCGCGTCCGACTCCAACCCATCGCCGTGGAATAGGCGCTTCTTCCGGTTCAGGAACTCAGCGTAGTTCATTGGGAGGAGTCCTCTCTGATGGAGGGATCAACCAATTTACGAATCAATGCCATCGACCCACCACGAATGGCCGCAGTCGTCGCAGCGGTATTTGTAGTCCTCGTATGCACCGTCGCTCGACTCCCACACGCGATACTTGACGTGACCGCCACACTTACGGCAAGGCTCTGAATCAGGCTTCCATTCTTCAAACGTGCCTTCGTGGTCTTCAAACTGTCGTGCTGTCGTCATCACTTCTCCTGTGTGGGTCATGGTGGTGTCTCTCTGCGTGCAAATATGTCGGATGGAAGTGTCGAAACATCGACGGCGAACTTACCAGGACGCCATGAAATCGCGCTACCGCACTTGATCATTCCCGCGATGCATTCGTTGGCCCTAGCGATCCACTCGTCCAACTCGCCAGCAACATCGCGCAGCGAACAGTCTTCCGGCAGATCGTCGCAGAACAGGTCATCGGCGTCGATGTAATGCGGATACACCGGATCGCAGACCACGAGGCGCAGCGACTCCAAGGTGTAGTTCCTGTCTGGATCGTCCAGCCAATCGCGCAGCGCGTCTTCGTCTTCAAAGAACTCCTGAGCCGTTTCTGAGTAGACCCACCCGCCGTCGTAGGGTTTACGTTCGCGCTTGGCGTGGCGCTCGATCTCGGCCTTCTCGCGGCATTGTTCGCACCTGATCCAGTTCTTCTCGACAGGCTGACCGCAATCTGCACACGGCACATGCGTCGCACCGCCCCATCTCGCGCTACGCTCGTCATCGCCATAGAAGCGGCCATCGCGAGACACCCAACCCTTGACGTTCTCCACGAATCGCGCCGCTTCGTCTGATGTGTTGAGAATCATCACTTCTCCTACGAAGATTCGGCGCGGATCGTTCTTGGACCACGCCCCGATCTGAGGCTGCGCTGGCTCGGTGAGGCTCTGTCCTGCCTCGCCTGCGAGTGAAGGCGGTTTCGGTGGTGTCTTTCCTCCACAGGTCGGGCAATATCCAGCACGTAGCGCCACGTCGAGTTTGTCTGGATCGACATACCCACTCGCGCCGTAGTGATGACGCATGAATCGTTCGTTCGGCATCGGTTCCTCCAGTTGCAGCCGTCCTGCCTCGCGGATGAGGGTGTCTAAGTCGTCAGCACAATCATCAATGCCTTCCGCTTCAGCAGCCCACAGCCGAGTCGTCATGGTGTCTGTTCCAGTTGCGCGCATTTGCGTATCGCACTTGCGCAGCAATCGACCGGACCGTTCGCGCCATTTCATCACCAACCGCTCGGCGAGGGCGATCACTCGTGTCTGCTGATCAGTCATGGCGTCATCCTCGCATGGCAGTTCTGACAGATGAAGACGGAACCGTTCTGCTCTGGAAGCGTGACCGTTCCGCAGTTCACGCACGGCCAGTCGGCGTCTGACGCGAGCGGCAGGACGTGAACACTCCAGATCCAGCGATGGCCGTTCGCGCGACGAATCCTGGTCCGCACGCCGCGGTTCTGCAACTTGGCGCAACTGAGAGCCGTCAGGACGCTCCGGTCGAACACCGCGAACTGCTCGCCGAGATCCGTGGAGACTTCTGCAATGGCCGGCGAGAACACATCCGTCTTGATCCGCAGAATCCGACAAATACCGTCGTTCAGCGTTCGTTGACATTCGTTGGCCATACGCTCGAGATGCGAGACGTAACGCTTCTCCATGTCGGCATTCTCCTCAGCGGCAGTTCGCTGCGTCTCGGCGAACTCACGAAGCCATGTCATTTCGAGTTCTCAACGTCGAAACAGCACTTCGCCGATGATTTCTCGTTCCAAACAGCCGAACTTCTCCTCGTCTCCGATGACGTCGCCGTGGAGCGCCACGATCCAGACGCGCTCACCTTTCCATTTAGGCGGGAGTAGCGAAGCATGGAGCGTCCCGGACTCGCATAGCGTTAACGGTCCGCTCTCGCGATGGATGACTCCTGGCGCCGCCATCACCGTCAGCGTTCCACCATTCGCGCTATTGCCTTCGGCGTCACTCCGCCAGAAGGCGAGCGGAACATGGGTCTGCACGCACCGTGCGAATCTCGCAACCTGAGATGGCGTCCACTCCGACAGCAGCAATGACATTGTGGCACGCCAATACTCGCCGGAGCCGACGCCGTAGCCGTAGCCGTCGCAGTGGCCGGAGCCGGAGCCGTAGCCGTCGCCGAAGCCGTAGCCGGAGCCGGAGCCGTAGCCGTAGCCGGAGCCGGAGCCGTAGCCGTAGCCGTAGCCGGAGCCGGAGCCGTAGCCGTAGCCGGAGCCGGAGCCGGAGCCGTAGCCGTAGCCGGAGCCGTAGCCGTAGCCGGAGCCGGAGCCGGAGCCGGAGCCGTCGCCTGAGACGTGCAGCTCGGCGCTGCCTCGCAGCGTCTCTACATCGACCATTTCGCGTCGTTCCACTTCTTCTCAGCTTGTGGCGTGACCGAGAATACTCCGGTGATATTTCGCAGCGACTGAATATCAGCCGGTGGTCCGATCCTGCACGACGCGGACGGGCCTTTAGCCGCCAAGCCCATAAAGCCTTCCATGTCGGCACTCCAATAGATACACAACCGCGCACGCGACAGTGCCAGAGATTCCGCATGCACGTCCGCACAGTAGCCGAAGAACACACCACGATGCGCCGTCGTCACCAATACGGGCCGTTCGGTCGATTTGTTCATCGCTCATTTTCTCCTTGTTCGCGTCGAAGTGCCTTCACGCGCCTTGTGCGTGATGATGTCGAGTGGACTTACCTGTAGGGGTTTCGGATTCGGCACTCGAAAGAGCCGACTCGACGAGGAAGCGCGCGGTTTCCGCGACACTCCATCGCTTCTGCGACGCGAGTTTGCCGATACGGCGACGTTGCTCGCGATTGAACCGGATCGTGATGCCATAGATGTTCTCGTTCATGCCGCCCATTCTACACACAGGTCCGCGCGTGTGTCAACCACGGTTGGTTTTGGGTTGGTTTTGGGTTGGTTGACTTTGGTTCAGTCCTTTAGTAGAGTCCAGCCATGCGTATTCTCGTCACGCTTTATCACGGCGGCGACCAAGCGATCCGGGCGATGATTCGCGGCGAAGACTGCGAGGAACCCGAACGCATCTCGCAGTGCATCGTCGGCACGTTTGGGGAAGCGCATCGCATGACGACGACATGGCTGAAGCAATTACATGGCGGTGCGACATATCAACTCATCGAGTGGAATGGCTTGACAGACGAAACGCGTCGCATGAGAAACCGATCATGAGATGCTGGTTTCGAGAACACGATCCGATGCTCGTTCAGAAGCGTGACGAGCATGGCCAATGCACGCAGCCACATACGTTGCTGTGGGAATGTCGACGATGCGGACAGATCGTCGGAGAGACAGTCCTGGGAGAACTGTATGAATCACGACGAAGTGCTGCGACACAAGAGCAACACGGAAGCCGTCTACGAACTGTTGCTGTCGCGCGTGAATCGGTGGGTTGACGCACACGAACTGGCTCACGCCGGCGGATTCTGCGCGTGGCGCTCGCGCGTCTCAGATGCTCGAGCCATCGCGTTGGAACACGACCAGGACGTGGTCTGGAACCGCAACAACCGTGCATCGGCCTACATGCTGCGACCGAGACGTCTCGGACGAGATGCAGCCGAACGGATCAATCAGAAACCGTTACCGCTCTCAGGGAGTGCGCAATGAGCCATACACCAGGACCGTGGAGTATTGCGCCGCATTCTGACCGAGATGAAGTCCTTGATGTTGTCGCGGACTACAAAGACATCGTCATCGATGGCCGGTCGGTGCATCAGGCGCACTGGATCGCAGAATGCGATTCAGCCATTGATTCAGCGATGGAATTGGACGAGCAAGAGACGGCGCTAGACACCATGCGGTCGAATGCCAGTCTGATCGCCGCAGCACCGGATCTTCTCGCCGCACTGAAGGAATGTGCGTGGCGGCTCGGAGCACTCGCGCTCGCGTCTGGGGATTTCTCAGAGGTAAATGCGAAGGCGATCGATCTAGCGAATGCGGCCATCACGAAAGCGGAAGGTCAACAGACTGTCAACAATGGTCAACAATCGTCAATAGTTCAGTCGTGAAGTGCGACGGTGGATGAACCGATCAGCGCAGAAAATCCGGACGACTTGACAAGGGGTTTAGACTGATCCGTATGACGCAGTGGACAGAAACAAAAACGCCTAGGGGCCGAAATCCCTAGGCGTTTTGCGGTTCGTGGTGCAAGCACGGACCTGACGTAGTGGAGAGATGATTCTACACCGAATCAGACCTTCGCAAACGTCATTCCTGCTGGCCCTCCTACCCGACGTTTCACCCATAGCTGATTGGTTCGCCCTTCGCGCCGGAAAGGGCCTCATGGACGGGCTTGACCCGAAAATGCACTCGGAAGTGCGCTGCACCGGACATCTACGCGCCGAGTCCTCTCATCTGTCGTGTAAGACGAGAGACATGCTTTTCCGCTCAACCCTGAGAATCGGGGTGATGAGAGAAAAAGATGTCCGGGTGTATTTAAGAGTAAGAAAAGGAAAGACTTGTGGCTGCATATCGAGGCGATTGCGACATCAAGATTTGGCAGGAGTTCGGTCGGCACACGAAGCCGAAGGTGTCATCAGAACAGGCCATTGTGAGGCTGACGAACATCGCAACCACGCTGCTGATGGGCGCTCCGGACGGATTCTGCATTGCGGACCTGAAGGATGCGATGAAGGATGAAGCCGCGGCAAACGGGATTCCCTACACCAGCGACACGATCGCGCAGGCGCTCGACGCCGCGGAACGGAAACGCTATGCGAAGATGGGTCAGAAGTCCTTCCGACCGGCTATGCGGTTTTTGCCCAAACAGAACCATCGCACAAGGTGAGCCGATGGTAATTCTCACGACTCCGAACGTGAAGCGCGAACGCTACCGCTGCCAGACTTGCGCTGGCCAAGCGCCTCCCGACCTGCCTCCGCTCGCTGACCGTGTCCCGGTAAAGACGACGAAGAAACTCAAGTCCATGTCTGCCGGCCAGATGCGCGCGGCGCTCTCGGCCTACCGTTCGCCATATAAGGACTAGCTAATGGTCAGAAAAAGTCCTGTCGTGCGACTACTGGAGACTCGACGGGCATCGTCCATCGCAGACGTTCTGAAATTGTTCAACGATGGCTGGCGCATCATTCCAGGTCCGCTGACATATGCCAGCGGTTGTCGATGGTGGAAACTCGCCAACTACCGCGAGCGAACTCCGAAATACATTCCCATTCCGGAAGGCTGGCGATGAGTTACCGCTGGACTGAAGAAGACATTGCTAAATTGATGCGACGAGATGTCGCGAATATCAAGTATCGAGACGTGAAGCCTGGAGACGCGCTCGACTTGAGACGAGATTCGCGTGCGAGCGTGGACCGCACTCCTGGGTCCGATACTGCCCCGGTGTCGGATGGCGGTGCCACGCTCCACGCGGATGTTCCGAAGCAATCGAAATACCGCAACTTGCGCTGCGAATGGAACGGCGAGAAGTTCGACAGCAAGCGCGAACTCGACGCCTACCTCGGCCTCGTCGCACTTGAGAAGTCGCGGCGCATCTTCGACCTGAAGCGGCAAGTGAGATTCCCGTTGCACTGCGCTGTCGAGATTCGCTCGCAGGACGATCCGACACAAGCACCGATCTACGTAAAACAGGAAGTCTGCGTCTACGTCGCGGACTACACGTGGGAGGACGAGCACGGCACGTTGCACGTCGCAGACGCGAAGTCGCCGGCAGTGCGCAACAATCGCATCTCGCGGTTGAAGTTAAAGTGGATGAATCTGGAATACGGTATCACCGTGGAGTTGCTATGAATCTGATTCCGAAAGCGACCGGAGCCGCGATGCATCGCAAGCGCATGAAGCCTCCACCGCCGAATGCGCTCCTGCGAAAGATCATGGATGCCGCGATGCATCACGGCAAAGCGAAGCGAGAGAGGAAACAGGAGACGAAAGTCTCATGGTGGTTGGTCGGTTCGTTGCCGGAACAGCGCAACGAATTCATCACAGCTGCGAATGCTCGCGCGAACGAGCGTGGCTGGTCAGGCGTCAATCCGTATCATCGGCCTCGCGTAGCGTAATCATGCTTACCTTCCAAGGCATCCACGAACGCATCCTGCACGACACGATTGATGAACTCGATGTCGAAGGCAGTCGCGGCTGCGGGAAGACGATCCTGTGCCTCTGGAAAGAACTGGAAGCCGTCAAGAAGAATCCTGGGATCTGGATTTACGTCGGACGCTTCTCGCAGGATGCGTGCGAGACGTTGCTGATTCCGGAACTGGAACGCGTTGCGGAACTGCACGGCACAGACCTCGGCCACTGGAATCGTGATGAGCACTGCTACGAGCTTCAGACCGATGCGCGAATCTTCTGCTATGGGCTGCAGACCATCTCGCCTGAACCCGAGAAACGCTACAAGAAGATTCGCGGCATGTCGGTGTCACGTATCTTCATGGATCAGGCCGAAGAACTCCCGGCAGATATCGCGCTCGAATTGCGATTCCCGCTACGGCCTGATGTGAAGGCACGCGCCTACGGTCGGACGTTCCGCCGACAGTTGACGTTCGCCGCGAATCCTCCGGACACCTCGCACTGGCTGGCGAAGCAGTTCCCCATCGACAACAGCATCAAGACTCGGCGCTACTACGTCCTCTCCATCTTCGACAACGCGCACAACCTCGAGGACGGCTACATCGATGGGATTCTCACGGCGTATCCGCCGGAACATCCACGACACCAAACACTGGTGCTCGGTCAGCGTGGACCGACCGTCATTGGAGATCCGATTTACGAAAAGCTCTACGACCGCAAACTGCATCTCCGCGACGCGGCGCCGCGCGACGGCGAACTGCTAGAAGGATTCGAGGTGGGGAAGCACAATCCGTTTTGGGTGGTCGCGCAGCGCGGCTATCACGGTGGGCTGACGTTGCTCGGTGGCATCAAGGGCGAGCGGATGATGCTTGAAGACTTCATGCCGATTGTGCTGAAGCATCGCCGCGACTGGTTCCCGAATGCGACGTTCAGAACTTGCACCGGCCCGATGGGAGACAAGCTCGCCACGGATGGTGCTCGGCTCACGCTGGTGCAGCGGTTGCGAAATGTCTTGCGCACCAAGGTGGAATACCAGGACGCGGCCAATGCGCCAGACGTGCAATTGACGATGGTCGAAGAACTGTCCGGTCTGCTCCGTCGTCGGCTGGCGAATGGCGAACAAGCGTTCACGCTGAACGCGCAGATCGACCGCTGGCTGGTGGCGAATGCCGAAGGCGTGTCATCCAAGCCGTTCATGTCGTATGCGCTGGAAGGTGGTTACGTCTGGTCCGCGAACGATGTCAGCGTCTCGCACGATCGGATGCGCCGGCCGAAGGACGATGGCGACTACGCGAACGCCATGCGATGCGTCGAGAATATTTTGTTGAACTTCTGCGTGAACCAGCAGACGCCGAAGGAGCACGAAGAAGAACTCGCGCAGCGTCTGCGGCAGGAATCGGTCGACCGACAGAACGAACGCATCCTGACCGGACCAGATGGATGGATGGCATGAGCGGTTCTCAACGGAGTCGGATGACCGGACCCATGCCGACCGTGGTGCCAAGCAACCAGAGGACGGCCACGACCACGATCAGCACCAGCAGGACAGCACGAATCTGCGGCGGCAGGTTGAAGGCTGCAGCCAATGTCTGAACCGCCCAAATGGCTAAACACAGCAATAGGACCGCGACGATCAGACCGATCAGCGTCATGGCTGGTCAATTAGCACGCGTCATGCCACTTGAAAATCACGGCTGAGTCTTTTACACTAAACCGAAACCTCATGCATGACGAGTTTGCTGGCAATCGCCTTCCAGACATTCCCAGCGCTGGCTATCAGACCCCGCGCGAAAAAGCCCTCTCCGACGAAATCATGTTCTTCATCCGTGGATGCGAGCGGAACCGAAAACTCCTACTCTCCATCGTGCGCGATGGCAAGCGGAAGTTCCGGCAGATCGGGCGCAAAGCATGGTCACATCTCCGAGTCGATACCGAAATGTGCGATGCCGTCTGGGGCTATCTCGCCTTGCTGAGCGGCCACGACCCGAAGGGCGACGAAGGGCTGATTCGTGAGAGTGCCAACCGACAGTTGACCACGCTGGAAGTCTACGACGCACAGTCGATGGCGCAGCGGATTCACTTCACGAACGAAGCGTTCCTGCGGAAAGTCCACTCCAAACTGAAGCACTGATGGCCACGACCTACGATGCAGACGGGAGAGAAGTTCCTGGGTACGTCCGGAAGAATCTCGCGACCGAAGCGTCACGGCTCCATGCCGATCCGATTGTGGCGGAAGCGCTGGAGTGTTTCGAATGTTCCGCTGAAGCCTACGAAGCCACCAGGAAATCCATCATCGCCGCGAAGAACTTCCGTGCCTTGAACCAGTGGTCTGAACAGGTCCGCGAACAGCGACAGGGCGCACCAGCGATTCAGGGACAGGCGGCACAACCCGCGCGTCCCTGCCTCACCATCGACCGCATCTCGGGTCCGACTCGGCAAGTCTCCAACATGGTGAAGCAGTCGGACTTCGGATTCGACGTGCTACCGAATGGTCCGAACAAAGATACCGCCGAAGTGCTCAAGGGTTGGATGCGCCGCGTGAAGAACGACGCCGCATCGGACGAACCAATCGAATGGGCCGCAGATAGTGCCGCCGAGGGCGGTATCGGTTGGTTCCGCATCGAGACATTCGAATCCGATGATGATCCGAAGTTTCCATTCGACCAGGATGTGCGGCTGGTCAAGGTCAAGAACTCGCTGAGCGTGTATCCGGATCCATTCGCGCAGACATGGTATCCACGTCGCGGAGACACGCAACGCGGCCCTCGATGGGTCATTCAGACCGAAGACTTTTCCAAGGAGGAATTCAAACGGCGATGGCCGAAGGCGAAGATGTCTCCACTCTCGTCGTTCTACGCTACTGGCGACAGCGGAGGATGGATCACCGAAGAATCGGTGCGCGTGGCGGATTTCTGGAAAGTTGAATACGAAGAAGTTCGCATCGTTGAGTTGAACAACGGGCAGGCGTTTGAAGGGGAACAGATTCCACCGAAAGCGGCGAAAGGCGACAAGCCGAACGACATCAGACGCGAACGGAAAAAGTTCGTGCCGCATGTCATGTTCTACAAAGTCTGCGCAACGGAAATTCTTGAGCAGGCGGAATGTCCAGGCACGCGGATTCTGTTCGTGCCGATCATCGGAGAAGAACTCGACGTCGACGGCAAGACGGTGCTGCGTGGCGTGATTCAGCCAGCGATGGATCCGCAGCGCATGTTGAACTATTCGTATTCTGCCGCAATCGAATCCGCCGCACTCGCACCGAAGGCACCGTTCATCGTCGCAGAGGGACAGATCAACAACTACAAATCGCAGTGGCAGATGTCACCGATCACGAACTACGCGTATCTCACGTATACGCCTGTGTCGTTGCTCGGCTCGCCGGTCCCACCGCCGCAGCGCAATACCGCCGAACAGCCGATTCAGGCGTTCGTGCAACTCATGGGAGCCTCTGAAGAGGCTCTGAAGTTCTCGATGAACTCATTCGACTTCTCGCTGGGCAACACTGCGCCGAACGAGCGGAGCGGTGATGCCATCGAAGCCTTGCAGAGCAAGTCAGACTTCACGAACTCCAGCTATCTCGACAACACGAAGCGCGCGATGACCTATGCGGCGGATCTGATGCTCGAGATTGCGCCGGTCATTCTGGATCGACCGGGACGCGTGCTGCAGATTCTCGGCTCCGCTCCAGGTGACGTGCAACATGCGACGTTGAATCAGCCGTTCGTGCCGGGTCAGGGTCCGGTTATGCATCCGACCAGCGGCGAGCCGGTGAACGACATCGAGACGGCGCAGTTGCTCAACGGCGCCGCGAAGATTCACGACCTCTCGGCATTGCGCTTCGGCGTCACGGTCACGGTCGGACGCGACAAGACCACGCGCGATCAGGAGGAAGCGTCCGCACTCGGCGCGTTGCTCCCGCACCTTCCCGAATCGACACAGGCGGCGCTCACGCCGGAATACATCCGTAATCTGGACTTCTCCAACTCCGAGAAGATGGCGCAGATCGCTGAACGTTCGCTGCCGCCGGAACTACAAGCTGCGGTCAATCCGCAGGCTGGACAACTGCCTCCGCAGGTTCAAGCGCAGATGGCCTCGCTGCAGCAAGAGAACCAGCAACTCAAACAAGTCATCGACACGGAACAGGTGAAGGCGAAGTATCAGCTCCAGCGAGAGCAGGTCATCACGCAGCGCGAAATGCTGTTAGCGAACGTCAACAATGCGGCAAAGATTCTGGTGGCGCACATCACCGCAGCCAAGGAAGCGGGATTGGCGCAAGACGAAGGGGATCTCGAGACGAAAGCCACTGGTATCGAGCAGTGGCACGAACGATTGCTGGATGCGCAGCAGAAAATGCACGACTTCCGCATGTCCCAACTGGAGCACCAGCAGAACCTAGAAGCCGCACAGCAAGCGCACGGACATGAGATGGCGCAGATTGCCGCACAACCGCAGCCGGAACCGGCAGGAGCAGGCGCGTGAACCTTCCGATGATCGCCGGCGCATATCCGACCGTGCATCTCGACGCGATTGTGCGTGCGTATCAGGCATGGTTGCGACGGATGGAACTCTGCAATCGCGTGCGCAACGTCGAAACGACACTGCGAGTGGAGAAGTGAAAACCATCACGCTGCCGGTCCACGAAGTGCTGGCGCGTGGCTCGGAAGGTCCGTTTCTGTGCGCGATTTGCGAGTATTTCACCGGACCGACAACCTGCCATCATCCGTATATCAGACAGCACTTCGGCGGCACGGTCGGCGATGACTGGTGCTGCGATTTCTTCCACAAAACTGGTGGACGTGCCCTTGGCAAAATGGAACCTAGACAAACCTCAACAGGGAGCGTATAGTAACCAGCGGCAATCTCAAGAAGCTAATTTATGCCTAAGGACTTCAAAGGCGTTATGCACGAATTCGGTCAGGGCGATCTGCACAGCGGAGGCTCTGGCAAAGTCGTGACCAACCCGAAGCAAGCGGTCGCCATCGCCTATAGCGAACAGCGCCAACTGTCGAAGGGCTTACGAGCCGCGCACGCGTCGCATCCGAATGCGTCGCGGCTCGGTCACTTCCTCCATCCGAAGAAGGTTCGCTGATGGCGCGTCTGACCTCGCGCGCTCGGAAGCATTTAGCCCTGAGCGAGTTCGCCGGTCCTGACCGTTCCTATCCGATTGAAGATAAATCGCACGCTCGCAATGCCCTGTCTCGCGTCTCACAGTTCGGTTCTCCTGCCGTCAAGGCACGCGTGCGAGCCGCTGTGCATCGTAAATATCCTGGCATCGGCAAAAAGGGCTAATGGCTGACGAACCGCTGACCCTGACGGATCAAGCTTCAATCGAACTGCCGAACGGCATCATCGTCACGGGTGCTGGCGAGCAGGATACGGAAGCGATTCAGGAGCAAATCGAGGAACGCCACGAAGCACTGAATCCGGATCAGGCTCCGCAGGAGCCAGCACAGCCGCGTCAGACGCGTGGGCAGAAGCGATTCGGAGAACTCACGCGCGAGCGTGAAGATGCCGTCCGACGAGCCGAAGCCGCTGAACAACGCGCGAAAGAACTTGAGGCACGACTCAATGCGCCGCAGCAACCCGTCGCCGCGCAGCAGCAGGCTGAACCGCCAGCGCAGCCGGCGCAGACTCGGCCTAAACCGCAAGAGTCTGAGATTGGCCTGAAATACAAAACCCTCTCCGAGTATTTCGAGGACTTGGGGAATTGGCAGTTTGAGCAGCGCGAAGCCGCGCTGATGAACACGTTCGACGCTCGGTTGCAAGCTGGCATCGAAGCCGACCGAGCCTCTCGCAACCGCACCGATCATGCGCAAAACGTCTTTGCGGCTGGTCGTGCGGCTTTTACCGACTTCGATGCCACGCTCGCCAAAGTGAACGACATTCTGGTTCCACCGTCGCATCAAGACGCGATCTGGAAGATGCCGAACGCTGAGCGCATCCTGTATGCGTTAGCGAACGACCGGCCCGCATTGGAAGCACTGGTGAAGGAAACGGATCCTGTGCTCGTCGGTGTGCGACTGGCCACGCTGAACATACCCCGCACTGAAGCTGTCGCTTCTCCGGCCTCGACGCCAGTTGCGGTTCGAACGACCAATGCTCCTGCCCCTCCTCAGCCGGTGAGTGGCGGGTCGCGAACCGCACAGACATCATCGGCTGATATTGCCAATGCCGGAGGCAATTTCGCAGACTACAAAAAACTGCGAAACTCCGAACGCGGCATCCACTGACGGTGTGATGTTCGGCTCCGAAACGGAGCTGCACCTTGGCGAACAGTTTTCTCACAAACCAGATCGTAACTTATGAAGCATTAGACGTCCTCGAGAACACGGACTCGGCTTCACGCATCATCAACAAAGAGTATTCGGATCAGTTCCGCTTCGGTGGAGCGGTTCTCGGTCAGACCCTGAGCATCCGCAAACCGCCGCGCTTCATTGGCCGTCTCGGTCAAGCGGTCGCGATTGAAGGCATCACGGAAACATTCGTGCCGCTCACGCTGGCGTATCAGCGCGGCGTCGACACGCAGGTCAGTTCGCAGGATCTGCAGTTGCGCATTGACGACTATCGCAACCGCATTCTCAAGCCGCAGATCGTGCGTCTCTCCAACTTGGTCGATCAGGACGTGTGCCAGCTCGCGCAGGGTCTGAATAATTTCGTCGGGACTCCAGGCACGACCCCGACCGCGCTGACCACGTATCTGGCCGCGAAGACGCGTCTGGACATGAATGCCGCGCCGATGGATGGCGAACGCAACGTCATCAACAATCCGGCGGCTGACGCGAGCATCATGGACAACCTCAAGGGGTTGTTCCAGTCGGCATCGGAAATCAAGGAGCAGTATCTGTCTGGATCGATGGGCAAGACCATCGGCGCGGACTGGTATATGGATCAGAACGTTTACGTCCAGACCGTCGGGACGCTCGGGTCTTCGTTCACTGGGAATCCAGTGGTCAGCGCGGGTCAGAGCGGTTCGACCATCACCACGACGGGTTGGGAATCCAACCAGACCACGCTGAACGCGGGCGACATCGTGTCGTTCGTCTCGACCACGACTCCGGTCAACTTGGTGAATCCGCAGTCCTACATGGACACCGGCTTGACGATGCAGTTCGTCGTCACGGCGACCATCTCGGACACGACCGGAACCATCGCGATTCCGATTGCGCCAGCAATGGTCGGACCGGCCTCAAGCACGCCGCAGAACCAGAACGTCACGAACCTGCCGCCGACAAGCTGTCCGGTCTACGTCTACAACACCGCAGCGGCGTCGTTCAGCAGCATCAGCGGCAAATCGTCGCCGCAGAATCTGTTCGTGCATCGCGATTTCGGCACGCTTGCGGAGGTGGACATGCCGCTTCCCGGTGGCGTGGACAAGGTATATCGCGCGGCCTCACCGAAGACTGGCAACACCGTTCGCGTCATCCGCGATTACGTCGCGACGACGGATCAGTGGATTCAGCGGCTCGATAAGCTCTACGGCGTCGCTGTGCTGCGTCAGGAACTCGGTTGCCGGGTGGGAGGCTAACTGCAATGGCACTCACAGTCACGTCTGCAGCATCGGCGGTTGCGCTCAACGACCGCTATATCAAGTTCACGGCCTTCACGAATCCGTCGCAGGGCGCGATCTCGTCTCCGACGTATGCGCTCATCGACGGCGAGATGGTGCTGGTGACCGATACGACCCTCTCGCCTACGCTCGGCGTGGCGCGCGGGATGGAGCCTGGTACGAAGGCCTCGGCGCATAACGCACTCGCGCCGATTGTCTACGGACTCGCGTCAGACTTCACGCAGCCGGTCAGCAAGGACGGCACAGCTGGCATCGGCCAGTATTCCTACAGCGTCAACAACTCGTCGCTGACGCTTCCGGCATCGGATTGCGTGATCTACATCACGAAAGCTGGCATCTGGGCGGCGACCATCAACGGGCCGAACAACGATCAGGTCAACAAGATCACGTTCGTCTCGCTGACGGCCAATGCGCATACCATCACGTATACCGCTGGCTTCTACGGCAATACCACGTCATCGGACGTGGCGACCTTCCCGTCGACCATCGGCGCTGAGTTCACGATCCGCGCGAAGAACGGACTGTGGAACGCAGAAGCCAACGTGTCGTCGGCTGGCGTCACGCTTGGATAGCGCGTCATGTGGCGGGATGGCTGCGGCCATCCCGCACTGACCGAAAGGACAACACATGCCGAACTTCCAAGCAGGTGGCTCCTTCCTTCCCGGAGCCGATTACAACCCCAAAGGCACATGGCAGTTTGATGGCGTCGTCTCGCTGACCGCTGGAGCCACGGTGGTGGCTGCGCCGGCGGCGAGTCCGACATCGGCTGGCGGTGCCATCACGCTCACTGGCGCGGTCGGTGGGTCGACGTCTGGTGCGGGCGGCGCAGTCACGATGACTGGCGGCGCAGGTACGGCAGGCAACTCCGCTGGAGGTGCCGTCTCTGAAGTCGGCGGCGCGGGTCAGGGTTCGGCGGCAGGCGGTGCCGCGAACGTGACCGGTGGTGTCGGTGGCGCGACTGGCGCTGGCGGCGCGGTCGTGGTCACAGGCGGCGCTGGCGGTTCGTCGTCAGGCACGGGCGGCGCGGTCACTCTCACAGGTGGCGCAGGAACGGCCGGAAACGCCACGGGCGGCGCGTCGACGGTCGTCGGTGGCGCGGGCCAAGGGTCAGCCGCTGGCGGCGCAGCAGGGGCGACTGGTGGCGTCGGTGGGGCGACTGGAGCCGGTGGTGCCGCCACGCTGACCGGCGGTGTCGGTGGTGCGACCTCAGGGTCTGGTGGCGCGATCACGATTACGTCAGGGGCGGCTGGTGCGACCACTGGCGTGGCTGGCGCCGTCAATATCTCCTGCGGCGCGTCCACAGCAGGCAACGGTCCAGCCGTCACGATTACGGCTGGCAGTGGTGCTGGCGGCACGAATGCCGGTGGCGACATCAACCTCGTTCCTGGTGCCGCAGTATCGACCGGCATCCCCGGTGAAGTGAAGGTCAACAGCGTTGCCGGCACATACGAGTTGACCTACACCTCGCCGCTGATGACGACGGTCGTTCCGGCGTCTGGCACAGCGCAGCCGATCTACATCGCGACTCGAGCCTGCCGTCTGAAGGGGGCTCGCATGTCGGTGGTCACGCACGGCACGTCGGAAACGATCCAGTTGACGAAGGACGCCTCTGGCACGGCTCCGGGTGGTGGCACAGCCATGTTGACGGCGGCGATGGCTCCGGCAGCTAACAACACACCTGTCAGCGGAACACCGTCGTCCACGATTACGACGGTGACGCTGGCGGCTGGCGACCGTATCTCGTTCCTGACCGGCGGCGTGATTGGCACGGCGGCAGGGCTCACCATCACCATGCTCATGGTTCCGGTCTAAATCAATGAAACTGGATGAAGTTGCGGACGTGGAGTTAGCCGTGGGGGATGTTGATCCTCCACGGTTGACGCTTGTGGATAGGCCCGAACCCGTTACGGTCACGCGTCCCATTCCTGACGCCTTGCTCGTAAGGTTACGGGCCTTACAAGCCACGCAATACGCCATGATGGAAGGCTGCGCACTCGCCAGCGGTATCGACATGCAGATCAACGACGTGAACTTCGACGTCGATACGGCCCTGATCACGATTCGGCCTCGGCGGTAAGCACGAAAGGACGGTATGGCTGGTATCGATCTCACCCAACTGACACAGGAAGATTTAGTCGCGCTCAAGGCGGCGCTCGGCATTCAGGAAACGGAAGGCACGCGTTCGCCTGCGCCGCGTCCCTTGCGCGATCTGCGTGCGCCGACGACGGCGAAAGGGCGTCTGCACCGTCCGCATTTCGAGTGGTCCGCCGAAGAGCCTCCAGAAGGCGTCACGATTCCTCCGTTCCCGCGGCTGATGTGGACGCCGCACGGGCAGGAAGTGCGGATCGAATCTCCGGAGCACATGAAAGAACTCGGCGTCGGTGTCGGATGGACAGATCGTCCACCGATGGGCAATGAGATGACGGCCGAAGATCGTCTGCGCGCCGAAGTCGAGATGCTCTCTCCGGAAGATCGGGAGTTACTCTTCAAGTCGGTGAAGGAAGCACGCATCAGCAGCTTGAAGGAACGCATGGTCGGCCTAACGAACGACGACATAGCGGCACTCATGCCGTCAAAGCCGAAGCCAGTCGAGAAACCGGCGACATCGGAAAAGAAAGCAGGCTAAATGTTCCCGAAACTGTTCTGGGACCAGAACGGCATCGAACGCGTCGCGCACGATGGTGTGCAGGAAGCCGAAGCCGTCGAGAACGGATGGTCAGACCATCCACCGCTCAGCGACCAGCCGCATTTGCCGCCATTGCCGGTGCTGCCGCCTCCGGTGATTCCGCCCCAGGGTCCGCCTCCGCCGCTTGTGCCGCATCAGGACTAAATCATGTCAGTCGGCTACACGAACGCGCTCGCGATCATCACGGACGCGTTCGTGGAAATCGGCGCCTATGCGCCAGGAGATTCGATTGCGCCGTCGCATCAGGCACTCGGTCTGCTTCGGTTTCAGAATCAGCTGGATGCGTGGCAGGCTGATGATCTCTCCCTGAATCTGCAGGACCGTGAAGTGTTCCTGCTCACCGCTGGAACGTCGTCATTCACTATCGGTGCGACTGGCAACCTGGTAACGGCGCGTCCGGTCTACGTGGAAGGCGTCAACTACATCATTCCTGGCACGACTCCAGCCACGGAAGTGCCGATGGCGCCAATGGACAGCGATCAATATATGTCGCTGTCGCAAAAGGGGTTGCCATCCTCACTTCCGCAGATGTTCTACTACAACGCGACGATGCCGAACGCGACGATGAACATCTGGCCTGTCGTCACGCAGAACGTCCAGCTCGCGTTGTATCTGCCTCGCGGCATCGACGTGCCGGCGAGTCTGACCAGTGTCGTGACAGGACCGCAGGGATACGCCGAAGCCTTCATGTATCAACTCGCGTTGCGCCTCTGCAATCCAATGGCGCGACCGATTCCGCAGGACTTGCCGGATATGGCCGCGGCTGCGTATGCGCGGATGCGTAGACCCAATGAGGAACCGCCAATCATGCCAGTGGATGCGGCAGTGGTGCCGAGTTTTGGTGACAGCAGTGCGTTCAACATTCTGACGGGCACGACGAGTGGCCCATCCAACTAAGCCCATGAAACGACTACTTCTGACTCTCGTCTGTCTGTGCTGTGCGACGCAAGTCTACGCGCAGACCGGACCAGCACCAGGCACGCCACAGACCGGATTGATTACCGGCAGTCAATCGCTGGCGTGCAGTATGTTCAACGCGGCTGGCGGCACGCTGACGCTAGCTGGCACTTGGACTGGCACGGTGCAGTTCGAGTTCAGCACCGATAACGTGACATGGAATGCGCTCACGGCGAATCCGAATGGCGGTGGCACAGCCGTCAGTAGCGCCGTTGGGAATGGTGTATGGGCCTTCAGTAATACCGGCTTCGCGAATATCGGTGTGAGGTTGCGAGCAGCGACGATCACGGTCGGATCGGCAACGGCAACGTGCAATACCGTCGCAAACGGATCAAGCTCTAACGCGACCGTTACTGGAACGGCCTCGACGACGATTGTGGACTCCAACAACGTCAACGCCGTGCCGGCGTCTAAGAATGCGGTGAGAATGGTCGGCACGCAATCTGGAGATGCCATCAACGTATCGCCTGTTGATGCGAGCGGAAATCCGATTGTGCCGTCCGTCTGCGGCTCCGATAGTTCAGTGACCACCGCAGCGATCAACGTCTCATCCAACGCCGACTCAAACGGTGGCACAACCATCGTCGCGCTCTCAAACGGCAAGATCGTTTATGTGTGCGGCATCCAGGTTGTCGCCGGAGCCGCGGTCAGCGTGTTGTGGCAGAGCGGAACTGGCACGAATTGCGCGACGACGCAAAGCGCGATAACTGGGGCGATGGCCTTCGCGACGAACGGTGGTAGTTCGGCTGGTTTCGCTGGTGCGACCATCATGAAGACGGCGAGTTCAGCGAATCTCTGCCTGAAACTTGGAGCGTCGCAGTCGGTTCAGGGCTGGGTGGCATATGTGCTGCAGTAGGAAGTTCGCAGTTGCATTCGCGTTCGTGTTCGCAGTGCTGCCGAGTCGAGCATTTGCGTCAGGGACTTTCGTGCAGGGCGCGATCAATACTGGCACGTCAGGTAGCGTAAGTTGTACTACGCCAAACAATAATACAACCGGCAACGATTTGTTGATCATGGTTCAGGCATCGGCCACAGGGCTAGGTATTGGCACAGTCAACGACACGGGTAATCCAAGCAGCAACACGTATACCTCGGCTCAGATTTACACCTTCTCAACGACGATTACCGGTTTCTATGCGGTTGCACACATCGTCAATCAGCCGTTGATAGCCGGACCATTGTCAATCTCGTTTTCTGTCACAGGCGGAACACCGAATATGCACGCAGTATGCGCAGAAATCAGTGGCCTGACGTCATGCGCATCTGGTGGATGTATCGACTCGAATGGGCCGAAAGGATCCGGCTGTGCTTCGGCGGCATCATGCGGTTCAGCATCGGCCGGGTCTGGCGCTGGAACAGCGTTCACCGCGATTCAGAACGACGAAATCATCTTCTCAATGAATGGGGCGCAGGCCTCTGTCACGGCAAACTCTCAAACGAGTGCTGACACAGGGGTCTGCACGACGTCTGCTGGATCGTGTAGTGGAAATAAGTGGGGAGCCGGGTCGGTTTCAACGGCGCGCGATTCGGCGTATTACCGCAACATCACTGGCGGAGGTTCGCAAACGTGTAACTGGACATGGACGACTAATGCTGTGGATGGCGTCTCATGTATTGGACTGAAGTCAGCTGTCACCGCGACCACTTGCACACTCGGACTCCTCGGTGTCGGGCCATGTGATGATGATGCAATCGAAGAAAACAATTAAGGCGACCACGGTTGCCATTCTCGTCGTGCTCATAACGCTTGTGGGCGAAGCGTCTACGCCGACGTTTCCTGGTAATTGGGTTTACAAGGGTTTCTACAAGATCGTCAATTCACTCGGCGCTCCGCTCTCGACGGTAAACTCCATTACTTACATCACGTCTGGAACCTATTCAGGATCGTGGGTCGGAGTCGCGAACCGCGGCAATCAGTATCAGTTGATGCTATTTCATATGCCTGACGACTCCTCAGGCTATGTCGCAGATAGCGCCTCAGTGTCGTCTGGTTGTGCGAATAGCGGTTCATTCACGAATAACAATCTGCCTCCGACCGTCGATAACAGTTCTCAGAAGACTGGCGGATGTCGCGAAGGTGCCGTCCGCACGTTCGGCACGTTCTTCTGCGTGCCGTTGGTGTCACAGACCAAGATTCCGAACGGCTGCGTGGCTCCGTCGAATGGATGGACTGGAGGCTATCTTGGACTTGAGACAGGCGGCAATACGGCCGATGCTGTCGAAAGTTATGGCCTCTGGTGGGACGATACGGTCAATCGTCTTTACCTGGACTTCGGGGATAACTACTCCTGCACGACGAATCGCGTGCTGCTCTCCATCGATCTGTCGGTGGCGACATTTGCGACGATTACTGGCATTACGGTATCAGGTGGAGGCACAGCTGTCGTCACGACTTCCAGCGCAGTGACGCCTCCGCAATATGTCTACATCACATCAGACGCGAAGCCAGCTTTAAACGGTCCCTATGTCCTGACGCCGACAGACGGAACGAACCAACATTTCAATCTGCTGTCTCCGACGAATGGGACCGGAGGCACGAAGAACGTCACGGTGACGACGGCCGGCACGACCGGTTCATTCATGGTGACTCCTCCAGCCGCGTATGGCCCGTGGGTGATGTCTGTCGCTGGCACGCAGTTGAACTGCGGAGAAGCGCAGCGGTCATTCAGGAAGGCTCCGAGTTTTATCACTACCGGAGACGGCGTCCATAACGCGGCGATTCTGGCGGCTAGAAATACTGGGTTGACTTCACCGTGCGGGACGTTGGCTGCCTGCAATGCGGCGCAGACGGTCACTTATCCGTATAGCGGTGGTTATTCCTATCCAGTCTCAAGTGTGAAATCGTTTCTGGTCGCAGGCGAGAAGCAGAGCGGCATCGGTGGCAATGCGAGTTGGGGCACAAACCTGTTTTTGTGCGATCAGCCAGCCGATACAACTCCAATCGACACAAAGATAGACTGCCTGAAACTGATCTACTGGCCACAGCCGAATAATGGATTCGGAGACACAATCACCGACGACATCGGCGTCGCGCACACGAATATTCAGCAGGGAGCGTCCCGTATCCTCCGGCGAGATCCTTACGGATTACTGTTTGGTCATGACGCGCAAGGCAATATTCCTGGGCCAGGTCCGAGTCTCGATACGGACGTTCCATACGGACGATGGTGGTCTGACCAATCGCAGGGGATCGGGTCCAACGATCCGACAGGACCGTATGCCGGCGAAGGATGGGCGCCCGGTATCGATCAGAACGGAGATGTCGCCTCGCATTTCGTCTACATCGATGAAGGCAGCGTCAATGGCCTGATCTACTTTGGAAGCTACTCAGTCGGCTATAGCTGGTATGCCAACTCGACATCGTTCTCGAATGACTTCGATGCGTGTATCACCTACGTCGGATCGGGAAGCACTTGCACCTATCCGAATCCGCTGCCGCCTGGTTCACAGACGAAGTTCGTGGCGTGGGACGGCATCAACTCAATGCACTACCAGCCGAACACCAAGACGATCAGCGCGATCTCGCTGTCGAATACGTCAACGCCATGCGGTGCCATCGGAAACGTGACGTGCATCACGACGAGTACCGCACACGGTTACACGACTGGTCAGAACGTCAACATCGGCGGCGGCACGAACGCCAACGTCGGAACGCTCTCTACACCAGTGCTGCTCGGTCAATATGTGGCGACCGTCATCGACTCTACGCACTTCACGGTTCCAGTTATCGTGACTGCGACTGGCACTGATGGATCGCAGTGCGTGCCTGGAACAGGCTCGTCACCGTGCGTCATCGCGACCGGAGCCACGATTGCGGCCTATACGGCAGTCAGTTCTGTTACCGCGGCGAACCCTACACACATCACGACATCCACGGCACATGGTCTGACGAACGGTCAGACGGTCTGGTTCAATAATACGAATTCGACTCCACCGCTGTCTGGTCCCTACGCGATTACCTTCATTGATACGACGCACTTTACCGTGCCAGTGAATGTGTCTCAGTCAGGGAATACCGGATTCGTGCAGACGATGCCGAATACGCCTCCATCGAATCAGATCACTGGGCGGTGGCTGCAATCGCAGTCATTTCCGGTGGTCGGAGATCCGACACAGTGCGGCGTCGATGGCACAGGCACTCGCAGCGGAACCATCACGACGGGATACAATCCATGCCGCTACATCTACGCTCGGAGATCAGGCGGCAAGGGCTACCAGTCGGAATACACGCTGCCGGCCATTTGGGAATATCAGCAGACCGATATTCTTGCGTCACTGACTGGAACCTATACTGGTCCGTGGTCCGGTCATACGAACGTCAATTCGTTCTTCACGACCTACAACGTCGATCAGTATGACTTCCAAGTGCTGAACGCGCCGAATCCTGACGGCAACTACCTTGGGATGAGTCCGGTGTATGCCGTGGCGTCTGCGCCGGCTCCGGCATTTCAATACAACGATCTGCAGGATAACTACAACGAGAAGACGACTCGGAACTACAGCAACTTCGAAGTGTATTACCGACCATCGACAGGTTCAGGTGGACCGACATCGACGCTCTACATCATGAACGACAGCACGCAGTCAAGCACGCTGCTTGTGGATGTGTTCACGCTGTCTGCAGGATGCGGAGATACGATTCCAACGGCTCCGTCTTCGTTCGCCGGAAATGGCACTGGCGCGAACAACGCATCGCTTTCTTGGACCGATAACAGTTCAAATGAGACGGGTTTTGTGATTCAGGCGTGCGTCGGGAACGGTTGCACTGGATTCAATCCGATTGGTGCCACTGGTCCGAATCCTACTATGCCAGTCAATCAGGGCGGCTTGTTGCCATCAACGACCTACACCATGCGCGTCGGCGCCACGAATTGTGCTGGAACCGCATATTCAAGCACAGCCATCGTGACGACAAGCGCTGGTCCGACTGCGCCGATTGGCGGAACGATTCGTGGTCTGACGCATCGTGACGAGCAGAAGCCATGATTGCCGTCGCTGAATCCTGCATCCGACCGGCGACGTTTTGGGATGTGCCGAGGCTTGCTGAGATGTTCGCCCAGTTCGTCCAGTCGTCGCAGTATGCGCAGTATGTCGGCAACGATCCGACATGCAGTGCCGCTGCGATTCAGCGCATGGTGGCATCGCCCGATGCGGCCGTCTTCGTGCGCGAAACAGAAGATGGCATCGTCGGCATGCTCGGCGTGAGCGTGTTTACGAATCCGTTCTCAGGTGAACGGATCGCGACGGAGCATTTCTGGTGGCTTGATCCGAAGCACCGCGGCTTCGGAGGATGGCTACTGAAGCGAGCGGAGAAGTGGGCGAAGTCCAAAGGCGCCACTCGCATTCAGATGATGGCTCCGGTTGACAAGGCCCGAGTCGCTGAGACGTATGCACGACTCGGCTACTGTGAAGTGGAACGCATCTACCAGAGGGATCTATGAGCCTCTTTACCGGAGCATCGGCGCTCGCTGGCGCAGGACTGAGCGGACTATTCAGACTTGGCGCGGCAAGTAAATCTGCGAACGCTTCGGAGCAAGCTGCGGCAGCGCAGGCGAAGACGGCTCAGGAAGCTTTGGACTTCACGAAGCAGAAGCAGGCTGAGCAACTCGCGCAGGCACAGCCCTATCTGCAGGTCGGACAGCAAGCGGTTGCGGCACTGCCGGGAATGGCTCGGCAAGCACCAGGATACGGACCGCCGATGCCTTACACAACGCAACCGGTGGCCACGCGTCCGATGCAGGGCGCCTATCCGACCACGCTGTCAGGCATGAATCGACCAGTGCAGATGGGACCGATGCAGACGCAGACGCCGACGCAGAACGGTGGCATGGTGCTGTTGCAGGCGCCTGACGGCTCACAGAAACAGGTGCCGCAAGAACAGGCGCAGTTCTACATCAGCAAAGGCGCAAAGCGAGTGAGCTAATGGCTGACGATAATCAGGACTGGTGGTCGCAGAACGGGACTGTCGGCGGTGGTGTGACTGGAACCGCAGGCTATCAGATTGGAGATAACTCACCATCATGGATGTCTGATCCGCAGTATGCGGGGATGAATCATCAACTCGCGCAGCTGTATGCGCAGAACGGCGTCACTCCTGGTGGACAGGGTTCTGGGCTGACGGACTGGCAGTATTGGAACAACAAGATAAACACCGGGGATTCCAATTATTTTCTTGGACGCCTCGGAGATGATTTGCAGGGCAAGGGCATGGATTCGCCAGGTGCAGGTGGAGGAAGCGCGATGCCGCTTTCGGGGATGAACTACCAACCATTGCCGTCGTATCGGCCACCGAATGCGCCGCAGTATCAGTCTATCCACATCGATCCGCTGAACTACTCGCCAATGGCAGCTCCAGACAAACTGGTGCTTCCGACTGCGCAGGATGTGCAGAACACACCGGGATATGCGTTCACGCGCGATCAGGGTCTGCTCGGTGTGCAGCGGTCCGCTGCTCCGAACGGCATCGGCGGGGCCGCGATGCAGCAGGGCGCGCAATACGCGTCGAATCTGGCTGATACCTACTACCAGAATGCGGTCAACAACAATCTGAACTACGGACAAGCGAACTTCAGCAACGCGTTCAACGTGAATCAAGCAAACGCGCAGAACGCGCTGAACTACTACAACGCGAGCAACAACGCAGCACTGGCTGCGTCTGGGCTGAATCTGCAAGGCACGAATCAGCAGTTCCAGAACACCTACATGCCGTCGTGGAATGCGTATCAGTCCGATGTGCAGCAGAACCAGTTCGGCGCACAGAACGCGCTGAATCTTGGTCAGCTTGGGCTCCAGCAGGGCTATCTCGGACTTTACGGCCAGAACCAGAACTGGAATCAGGGGATGGCTGAGAACCAGAACGCGTTCAATCAATACAATACGAACCAAAACGACGCGTTCCAGCAGTGGCTGGCGCTCGCGCAAATGGGCTACGTCGGCAATCCCTACGCGTAGACGCACATGGGTCTGACCTCTACCATCGCTGAATTGATGCTCGAGAAAGGTCGGGCGCAAGCCGCCGGCCAACTCGGTGCTGCGAACGCTTACGCGTCTGCGCTCCAGAACATCGGACAGAACGTGGGCGCGACGATCGCCTCGCTTCCGCAGCAACAGGAAGCCGCAGCCGAACGCGCTGACATGCAGCGTGCTCGAGATGCACGTAAAGAGTTTGGCGACGCGATGAGGAATACGCCGATGATTAACATCGGTGGTGGCGTGCAAGGCTATGACGTTGGATCAATCGGGAAGTGGATGGGCCAGAAAGGCTACGGTCCTGAATTCGCGGTAGCGTCTCAGCATCTGGATGCTCTCAATAAGTCGTTCATGGACTTCCAAGCGTCACGGATGAAGACGCTTCAAACAGCCGCTGAAGGTATGGCGGCATCAAACTACGATCCGACGCTCGCGGAGCACTTCTTCGATGTGGCTGACTCAAACGGACTGTATCCGAAGGACACGATTGCGGAGTGGCGTCAGCACGTCAAGGACAATCCAGACGCGCTGAAAGGCATCGTTAACTACATCCGCGGACCACAGAAACCGATCATCCTGAAACCAGGCGAGAAAGGCTTTACGGAAGCCGGCGAAGCCATTCCTGGCATGGAAGGCAATCCTGAGACGGTCGAGATCAATGGGCAACTGGTCAACAAACAGACCGGAGAACCGATCGGGCAGGCGATACCGAAGCAGACCACGCCGCTACCGGCAGAAGAAGCTGCGCTGAAACTGAAGCAGATCGAAGAAATCAACGCGAAGCTGAACGGAACAGAGAAGATGTCGGCGTATCAGCGTGCGCGGCTCGTCATCGAGCAGAACAAACTGAAAGAGGAAATCCGCAACCACAGCATGCAGCAGACGGCAGCGAATCCGCTGGCGGCGATTCTCGGCTCCGGCGCAATGGGCGGAAACGTCCAAACGCTCGGCGCGAATCCGCAGTCGGTCGTGCAAGGCGTGGAAGTCGGGAAAGAACAGCCACTGCCGCAGGACATGGCTGGAGTCAGCAGTCTGACTGGACAGGCGTTGCTTGATAAACTGCCGCAAGGCGTGGCAAATCAGATCAAAGCTTATGCGGAAGGTCGGCTGCAGTTCCCTGGTGGTTTCGCGTTGCGTTCTCCGTATTTCCAGACCATGCTCAATATGGTCGGACAATACGATCCTTCGTTCGATGCCGTGAACTACAACGCTCGAGCACATACGCGGCAAGCGTTCACGTCAGGAGCCGAATCGAAGACGATCAACGCGCTGAACACCGTCGTGCAGCACTTGGACCGATTGAGCAATGCGGCTGATGCGTTGAAGAATTCATGGACTCCGGCTTATAACAGCGTGGCCAACTTCCTGTCGAAACAGACTGGAAGTAAAGTCGTGACGAACTTTGAAACCACAAAGAAGGCTGTCACTGACGAACTGACGCGTGCATGGCGCCAGCAGGGTGGTTCTGAAGCAGACATCAAGTCATGGGCACAGGTTCTTGAAGCCGCGAATTCTCCAGAGCAGTTGCATGGCGCTATTGCCGAGATGGGTCAGTTGCTGGAAGGGAAACTCTCTGCGCTCGGCTCTCAATACGGGCAAGGCATGGGCACGGCGCCAGTCGATATCGTCACCAAGGAAGCACGTCAGACGCTGACGAATCTCGAGAACCGTGCGGGCGGACAGTCGAAGACTCTGAGTGTCGATAAGGTCAAGCAGATCGCTGCGATGATGGGAAAGACATACGCAGAAGCGAAGGCAGATGCCGAATCAAAAGGCTTTATCGTTCGATGATGCACTTGCACAGGTGAACGGTTCTACGCCGTCGTCTGGAGCGATGTCATTTGAAGACGCCTTAAGTAAGGCGTCTGAGCCGTCGTCTGACTCGAGCGATGCCTCGAAGCACTGGCAAGCAGTCGTCGCGTCAGCGAAGGCCGCGATTGCCGCGACGAAGGCTGTGGCTGGTAGCAACGCCGCGCAGATCGGGTCAAAGGTCGGACGGATGGTCGGAGCGGTAGCTCCTACACTCGGTGAATTCGCCGCTGGTAACGTGCCGGCAGGACTCGCGATGGCTGGTCAGGCAGGGCGCACCGCATGGGCCGGAGGCAAGGCCGGATGGTTCACTGGCAAGTTACTGAAGGATGCGGCTGGTGTCGTCTCTAAAGGGCTTGATGCCGTTCCTCTTGCCTCGGCTGGGAACTGGACATCAGCACTCGGCGCCATGCAGAACATTCCGCCACAGACAGAAAGCCTTACAGCAGAAGTGCAGCGTCTGATGGCGTCTGGTATGTCTCTGACTCAGGCAGTCAAGCAAGTGCATGATCGACTGCTGAAAGGTGCGCAATGAGCGAACGCTTGACGCTTCGCGCACGGCAAATCATGAAAGATCCGACGCTGCCAGTGCCGCAGCGGATACAGAACGCCGATACATTGATGCTCGCCTTGCGTGATGCCGTGGCTCGAGACTCCAACTATCTGGCGGCTGTGCTCGCAGACATTGACGACGAAGGCGTGCGAGACGCCATGAGGCAAGCCCTGTCGTGAGCCTCTATCAAGGTTTCATCGGGCCGTCTTACGTTAGTCAGTCTCCGAACGTGTCGCGCGAGACATTGCGCAATTGGATGCCGCAGACGACTGAAGTGTCGTCTGAATCGGCATCGGTCAGTTTCAACCCTCGTCCAGGTTTGTCCGTCTATTGTGCGCTTGACCAGACGCCGTTGCGTGGACTGTTCAGTCAAGACGGTTCCACCTATGCTGTGGCTGGACGGTCGATCTACTCGATCGCAAGCGGAAACGTATCGGCCACGAAACTCGGCACGCTGTCAGCAATCGACTCAAATCCTGCGACGATGGTATCTAACGGAGTCGCCGGCAATCAATTGTTCGTGACGAGCGGGGAAAAAGCCGACATCGTGACGCTGAGCACTGGTGTCGTGACTCCCGTAACGGCAGCAGGGTATCCTGCGAACACACCGATGGGTGTTTACTTGGATGCCTACTTCGGGACGTTGCAGCTCGGAACGCAGCAGTTCAACATCTCAGGCGTGCTTGATGGCATTGCGTGGAGTGCGCTTGACTTCGATCTCGTCACGCAGGCGTCGAATAACCTTGTCGGACTGATCCAGTTGAACAAGATTCTGATGGCTGTCGGTTCTAGAACGACGGTGCCGTTCTACGACTCTGGAACGTCTCCGTTCCCATTCCTTGCGGTTCCGCAGGTATTGATCGAAGTCGGATGCATGGCGCCGTTTTCCATTTGCAAGACATCGAATCTCGCTGCATGGCTGCATCGGTCAGACCGTGGAGAGGGTCAGTTCATCAGCGTGTCAGGCGATTACGTGCCGCGGCGACTGAGCACCTATGCCGTCGAAAGCCAATGGCTTA